GAAATAGTAAATTATACTCCAATTCACCCTTTTCCTGTGCGTCGAGTAAGGAATTAATATAATCAGTGATTTCCTCAATATAATTAAAACCATTATTGAAAATAAAAAAACCATCCCAATCAATTTCTCCAGTTGTTTCATCAACAACTTCTTCACATTGAAGCCCCATAAGACGAGCATGTTCGAAACTCCACTTCTGTTCAGTAATAATAAAGACAGGGAGGATTTCTTTCTTTTGTGAATCTACCGCAGTCTTAACTAACGCAGTTGTTTTTCCAGTGTCTGAGTGACCTAAGAACATATTAATATGCCCAATCGCAGGTCCCGGGAGACCACTCGCGTCCAAAAAGTCAGGACCTAAATCAAAAAATCTTTGCGGTTTGTATTTTGCCGAAGTAGAGTATTTCTTCTTAAAAGAAGAAAAATCAGTTGTTTTCTTTATCGCCATTATATTTCCAAAATTCTGTTAGTACTTGAAGCTTGTCACTTGCATTTGCCAACTTCTCCACCATATTGTCCATTTCTTCCAAAATTTGTGGATGTTCACCAATACCGGCAGCATTTTCAAGATAAATCATTAGAGTTGCTTCCGCCTCCAATATTTGAGCCTCATACTTTTTTTTGAGACCATCGATTGTTTTTTGTCTTGTTTCTTTTGTCATATTCTTAAGAATTAAAAGGGTGGAGTTTCCCCCACCCAACTAACTTAAATTAAAATGGTAAATCTTCATCAGGAGTAGCGTTCGCTTGCGGGTCTGTGTAGTTAGAACTACTATTTGATGAACCCCCGAATGATTCGGTTGCTTCGTCATCAGAACCATAAACATAACCACCCTTGTCAGAATCCCAACGAGGTACTTTACCTCCAGCAATTGCTTCCAAGTATTCGACTGGTTTCTTAGAATAGACATCAAGCCAAGTTAACTCGTCATTGACCCATGAGTCCATAGTTGTCTTGTCTTCGTGGATAGCTTGTGGGTCGTCATACATGATTGTTGAAACAGTCGTGTATGCAGCACCCTTTGGGGTTTTTTGTTTGGTGAGTTCAATGATGAGGTCACGACCTTTTTCAGGGTCTGTAATATCACCTTTATTACGCCAAATAGGGATAATCTTATCGAGAATACCTTCGTTTTTGTAATTGTGCTTGAATCTCCAAAACTTTACACCGTCCTCTTCGTGGTCACGGTCGATAACTTTTACAATGTAAAATTTTCGTGATTTGTATTGTTTAGCCAACTCCTTGTCAGAGTCCCGTCCTGTTGACATAAGTTCTTCGTAAACCTCATTTAAAGGTGAACGCTCATTGTCATTTTTGCCTGGGTCGTAAAACTTTTGCCATTTACCACCCACTTGAATTTCGTGATACCACGCCTCTTTAAAGGGTGAACCACCATCTTGTGTTGGAAGAATTCGGACACGACGTGTTCCTGAATTCGACTTATCGTCCAAAATAAGAGCGAAGTATTTCTTCATTCTCTCGTCCTGAGACATTTTTCCTTGGCCAACATTACTGTTTTGTTGGGCCTTTTCGTATTGTGCAAGTACTGCGTCTAATGAACTCATAAAAAAAATTAATTTAGGTTAGTGTTAGAAAGATATAAAATCATAGTTTAATAGTCAAATAAAATAAAAAAGGTTGTGTTTCCACAACCCTAATAATAGTAATCTTTTTCAAAAATCAAAACTTATATGGTAATTGATTTTGTTGGTTCGAACCGAATGTCTTTTTAATTTCAGCAGGACTGATGTCCTCAACCTCGTCACTTGTTAAGATATACTCGTGTTTTCCCGATTTTTCCCAATCTTCTTTCTTGTCGTCAAAGAAATCTGAGAGTTTTTTGTTAAATGGTCCTGAATCAATAGTTCTAAGTTCTAATTTTTCCTCAGCGGATTTTGGTCTGAATTTCTCAAGTTTTGCCTCAATGTCATTTAACTTGTTTACCAAGTTATCCATGTCCGATAGTTTTGACTCTAAATTTTGTAGATATCCAAATAAATTGTCGAAATATTCTTCTTGTTTGTTTTCAATATTTTTCTGAGCACTTACCAATTCGGTGACATCTAATTCTTGAGTTCCAGTTTCCTCGGTGGTATCATCTTTACTGTCAATTTTTTTTACTTCAGTATCGGTTGCTAAATCAATCTTTTCAGGTGTTCCTGTCGGAGCCACTTCGGGGTTTGCAACATCCAAATTATCTTCAGGCTCTGCGGGCCCTTCTAAACCTGGTACAATATTTCCAGCCGCTTGCTCGGAAATATAGTTATTGATTCTATGATGTCTTTGAATTTCTTTTAATATTTTTTTGTCGATAGCCATAGGATTATCCGTTTAATAACTGTTTAATTCCGTTTGGTGTTTCTACACGAACTCTACGATTAAGAGTTACATCGTGACCGGCTCTTTCTATAAGACCATCTCTTTCTCTGACGGTATAGCAATCTCCAGTGTCCAAGTCACAAACTTGTTTGGTACCATCACCATTATCTTTTTGTGAGATTCTGGTTTGTTTACCCAAATACTGGTTCAACATTGAATTAATATCCATAATTCTTTTTCTTAATAAATATACAACCAATAAGAATAATCACTTTTTAGGTACAAGTGGGTGTGACTGTATTAATTACATTTATGTTATTCGGTGCAGGTATCGGTGTTATTCTTGGTGTGAATATTTGAATTGTGGTTGTAAGACCAAGTTGTTTTGCCAAATTTACCGCAGTAATAAGATTAAGTTGAAGTGTGGTATTTTGTGTCTGTGAGGTACCTCTTGGATATGGCCAATTCTGTAAGAAATATGTTTCTATACTTTTTTGTCTGATTTCCCCCAACGAGTTTGTTACTCTATCTCTAACAAAATTGATGTAACCAAGAGCAGAATCAAACACCGCAAAAGGCATAGAAACTTCTGTAGTGTTTTCGGTTTTCATCCTTCTACAAGCGTAAGTTCTCAAGAAATATCTGTCTGCAGTTGCCCCATAATCGTAGTTAAGAGTTATCTTACCATAGTTGTTGTTAGATGATACAAACTTATTATCAACACCTGTTGAGGCAAAAGACAGAACAAAAATTACAAACTTGATATCCGCATCGGTAGTTGATTGATTCAATAACGAAACAAACCCTGCGGTGTTTAGTGAGGTACTAACACCAGCAATTGATTCATAACCTAAAGTATTCAAGTATGGTTCCTCGAGAACTTTGGACACACAAGAGTTTTGAGTGTCACCACTTGTACGAGTATCCGTTGATAGGTTAGCGTTGTTACCTTGAGTAGTGGTTGTAGTTGTCCCCCTTGAAGTATCTTTTTGTTGTTTTACATTCTTGAGTAGTTTAGTAACCAAGTTCTTGTTAATACTCTGTAGATACCCATCAAGGACAGGTAATGTAAAAATACTTTGTCTGACACCATTAAACTTTGTTTGGAAGGTACCAGGAGCAATCGTATGTTGAACATCTGTAATCATATAAGACCCGTTGAATAGGGGTACATGTCTCAAATTGAAATACATCGTTGGTTGAATAAGTGCATTACCAAAAGAGATAACTTCACACTCATAACTCATATTCTTGTATATGTTATACAATGACACATTTTGAGTTGCCGTGGTTCTTCCAGCAGCACTTGCCGACATCAAATTGATTTGTTGAATTGATTCAGAAGTTGCTTTACCACCATTTTGAGAAATACTAAATGAGTAAAATACATTTTGATTTCTTGTTCCAATATCTACATTAAATCCGACAACCCTGTTAGATAAAGCCCAATCAGTTTTGTTTGTTTGGTCCTCAATTAAAGGATTCAACTGCGATTCTCTTAAATCAAAAGCATCACTTCGAAACATATAGTTTTTGTTCTCACTCTGCATGTCTAAGTAAGTCGAAGGTCTTTCGGTATAGAAACAAACCAATTTTGGTCCTGAGTTTCTGTAATCCACATTCAAGAAAGTACCCCACATACTATTGGCAAAATCGCGTCCAGGTTCTATGTTCGGTTGTGCGGTGGCAGATACTTCTTGTACATTATAAAAATTTACATATGCCGGCATTGGCATTACCGAGAAATGGTTTTCAGTGAGTATACCACTAATAAACACAAACACGCTCATGTTGTAATTGAGATTGTCAGGGTTTACTAATTTCTGTAAATTAAAAATATCCAAGA